GGCAACAAAAGGTCCGGCGGCAAGCATCGGCGTGAAAACGCGGCGCCGCCGAAGCCCCGCAACATCGACCACCGGGGAGGCGTGGACCGGGACGACGACAACTATCCAGTCGCTCCCCGCGTGCCACCTCCCCCAACGCCAGAAGGCTTCGTCCTGTACGAGCCAAATTTTGAGAGGGCCAAGCGTTGTTATGAGGCTTGGGTCGCACAGGAGTGGGGCAAGATCTTTGAGAATCTGACTCCGAGCGAAGTGCTCGAAGCCAAGACGCTCTTTAAGAACAAGCGCCGAGCCACGCGACCCTTGCCTGTGTCCATACACGTGGGGGCTCCCGGATCTGGCAAGTCGGCGGAGATGAAGAAGTGGTTCAAAGCCTTCATCCGAGCCTTAGACAGCAAAATCCATGTCTGTTTCACACGCCTCCTGCTCATGGAGGAGTGGAAAGACATGTTGCCCGACCATTTGCGCGTACTGGGCAAGCGCCACCTAAAAACCCTCGAAGTCAGTCCGGGCTTCGGGGTGAGTTACCTCCATATCGAGGAGTTGCAGCAGCACCCGCCGGGTTACCTGGACATGAGGTTCTTCCTCAATCCGAGCCTTGAGCGCGTGACAGCGACTGGGGATCCGCTGCAAAACCCGTGGACGCCGGGCAAGAATGAGACTCCCCTGATGTTGCTGCAGAATGACCTGTGGCACAACAGCGACATGTGGAGCTCGTACTCGCTCACCGCGCATCGCTGCTCCCGTGCCGTCGCTCACGCGCTCGGTCTGGAAACGAGCAGCAAGTTCAAGGGGGCTATCATCCCCACGTTCGGCCGCACGCCCGGGATGTGGACGATCGAGGCTCGCACGCGCACTGCGGACACAACTCACGCGATGGACGCAAAGAACATCACGATGCAGTCGTGCACGGGTCGCACCATCGATGAGGACTACCAAGTCATCATCGACTTCTCCGCGATCCACCACGTCAGCGCGGAAGTGATCTTCACTGCGATGTCGCGTGGTACTCGCAATGTGCGCCTAGTGTGGGAGGCCGGAGCCGACACGTCGCAGCTGAGGGCTCACAAGTTGTGGGGCCCCCTGTGGATGGGCGAGACCATCGACTGGAGCTCTTTCCAGTGTCCACCAATGCTTTGCCATGCCGAGATCAACCTCGACTGGCGCGCGGGCGGCTCCGATGAGGGCCTCGCTAAAGAGCCATTGGCGCCGGCGGAATTCCGAGCGTTGTGGAGCGTGCGCGGTGATTGGGAGGGAGCATCGGAGCCGAGCCTCGTCGAACCCGCGGACTTCGAGCCAATCTGCCGCACTCACCTGGTGGCTCCGCGAGGCCTGCTCTGCAGTCGCTACTTCGAGCCGCTGCAAAGCAAGGATAGCATGGAGTTCCAACTAGCGGGGCAGACCAGCAACCAGATTCGCGACCTCCGCGGCGATCTGATGGTCAATCATCTGTTCGCGAAGCAGAACGCGCTGGACGAAACGCTGCTCCCTGCCTCCGTGCTCAAGCGCATGCGTTTCCGAGACGAGAAGGCGAACGTGGACCACGCGCGTAGCCGTGCTCGCCTGGGCTCAGTGCTCTGGGGCAACTTCGTGGAGAAGTTGCAGCTCAACATAGAAGCCGAGACGCTGAACGAGGAGCTTTTGGATGAGTGCCGCCGCGAGATGTTTGATAAGAAGTGGGAGACGCCACTGTCAACTCTCGCCAACAACCGTGAGCGCTGCGACCCGTTTGTCCCGGAGAACAGCGCGAAGATTTTTGCCAAAGCGCAGGACAAAGCCAAGCGGTCGACAATCATGACGGCCGTCTTGGATCCCATCGGCGCCTGGTGGGCCGCGGACAACGAGCTGCCAAAAGTGAAGCCGGGGCAAACTCTCGCACTGTTCCCCGATCAGGTGCTTCTCCGGCTTGGGCCTTACACGCGCTATTTGCACAAGCGCATGCTCGCGCTCCTGCCGGAGCACATCTTCCTGTTCGGGGGCCAAACGCCCACAGCTCTGGACGCATGGTGCAAGAAGCACGCAATTCGCGGGGAAGTGTTCACGAACGACTTCACCGCCTATGATCAGTCTTGCACGGGCGAAGCGATGCAATTCGAGCTGGCGATGATGCGCTACTTCGGCTTCCCAGAGGAGATCGTGAGCTATTACTTCTGGCAGAAGACCACGCTCACCACCAATTTCGGGCCGAGCGCCATCATGCGGTTCACCGGGGAGCCCGGCACATACATTTTCAACTCGCTGTTCAACCTCGCCTACATGCTGCTCAAGTACCAGTGCGAGGCGACGCCGAGCATTTACTCCGGCGATGACAGCTTGTTGTTCAAGACGCCGTCTGAGCGTCCCGACTGGCCACACTGGGAGCCGCTCTTCACTCTAGTCGGGAAGAGCTTCATCACCGACTTGCCGGAATGCTGCGGTTGGCTGTGTTTCCCCGAGGGCATCATCCGCGATCCCCTCGTGCTGGCTCTAAAAACGCTGTACAAGCGCAACTTGGGCGAGCTTGACCGCGTGCTGGACTCCTATTTCCTGGAGCACCTGCACGGTTACTTCAAGGGAGACGCTGTTCACGACATCCTCACTCCCGAGCTCCTGGAGATGCATGCTTGGTTCGGCAACTTCGCGCACTCGCACCCTGCCTTGGTTCGGAG